ACCAGTTAAGTTAATTAAGTTTGATTTTGTTATCGCATCATTCTGATTATTTGCAAGTTTAATTGTTGTTTGATTAACCTTTGATACAAAGTAAATTGATTCATCAACAAGTCTTTGATCTGGATTAATTTGGATTAAAGTTGTTGTAATACCAGCACTTGCAATACCAATTGCACCAGTATTAAATGTTTTATAGATTACAGCCTCTCCATCACGGAATTTATGAAAAGTTCCGAAACCAATCGTGTCATCTGCGATGTTGATTGCATTACCTGTAGATGATGCATCAAAATCCATGAAATGATCAACTTGTTTTAATCTTGATCTTGCAATTGCATTTACGCCATTACCACCACTAATTTCTATGATTGGTGGTGCAACATAGTCAAAGCCTGGATCTATGACATCAATTCTTTCAAATTGACCTTTTACGTTTGATGTAGCACTCACACCAGCACCAGTTAAACTTTCAATACTTACTGTTGGTGGAGTAATTACATCAAACTGAGAACCACCTTCTAGAACATCTATTGATTCTACACCACCAAAAAAGATAACATCACCTGACTTATAGTTTAGTATCTCTGTACCATTTACAAGCATGCCAGTAGCGCCTGGCGCTGTCTCACGCCTCGCCCCATCAAATACTGGATTCAATGAGAATCTCTTCAATAATTTTTGATGATCAAGTTTTTTACTTGCTAACTCTGGAACAGAGATTTTAAATGTTCCACTTCCAGTTGCATCCACGAAATCACCATTTACTAAATCAGGTAAAGAGTTTGCAAGACGAATATTATTAGAATCAACACGACTTATATAATAATTCTTACCATCAATAAGTTGTCCCAGAAAACCACTTACAACACTATATGTGACAACCTCTCCAGAATAAAATCCATGATCAGATGCACCCTCTGTAACCTGTATTAACTGTATAAGATCTCCTCCAGTGGCGCCAGTCCATGTTATAGAACGATCTGGTGCAACTATGGGTTCGTTACCTAAACTTGGTAACGATGGAGAAGCAACGTACATGTGAGGGTGTGGCGGTAATGCTAGTGCATTATCACTATCATGATCATATACATTTTGAACATCAGTTGAATATTTTGTAATATTATCGTGAAGCGAACTGTTACCTCTCTTTAATCTTCTACGAATGAATGCAAAATTGTTTTCAGCAACGCCAGGTAAATCACCTACTATAAATGTTGAACTACTAATAACACTTAAAACACGACCAACTGCAACTAAATTAGAACTACCATCTAATACTTGAATAGAATCCTCTTCTAAAAATCCATGATCAGAAAGAGTTTCGATTCTAAAACTACTACTTGATTGTCTTGTAACAGTTTTTGGTGTAAATTTTACAACAGAGTTATAGACCCATGATCCAAAGTTAGAATCTTCAGAACTTTTATTAACACCAAATGAACCAACTTTAACCTTATCACCTTTATTAAAGTAGAAAGTTGTATCAGGAATTGGAAAATCTTTTAGAACTCCTGTGATTAGAACTTCAATTTTCTTTGTATTATTTGCGAAAGAATATCCATACGCAACATTATTATATCTAACATCGTCACCAACACTTAAAACATCAACAGCTGTGTCCACTCCTACAAATTGGTTTGTAGTTTTACTCGTATAAGTAACAACTCCAGCAGCAGCTGCTGTTGGAAGTGATAAAGAACCACTTGTAGGAAATCCAACAGTTGTATCAACTGTAATAACAGTTGAACCAAGTGACACTGAATCAGTAACACGAGTTCTGCCTGGAATTATAAAATCACCATCAATTGAATCTTGTGATACACTAATCTGGTAATAATGTTCTCCATCATATAAAAAGTCCTTGACATCTGATATCGCACCAGAAGCACCTCGAATGTTATCATCATCTTCATCAGCGTCTTGAAAAAGTGTTGATCCTTTTAAATTACGAGGATCTCCAGTAACGGGCTTGACAACAAAATCTTGTGCAAAACCATAATCAGCATCAGATGGTTTAATTAAAAATTGAGATGGTTTAATAACATTAACTTCTTGACCATATAATACTCGAAATAAAATACGATATGATTCTTCTGTTCCCTTTGTTCGATAAAAATCTTTAACTTGACGAATAAACTTAACTTGATCTAAATCACTACTTAATTTACGATTCTCAAATCCACTAGCGTATGTTGTTTTTAATTTACTAAAAAATTCACGAATGAAAAGATTTGATAAGTTATGAACTTTTGTACCACCAGTGTGAGAAACTCCTACACTAGTATTAAATGATAATAAATCTGGTCGTGTAGGTTGATCCATATCGTCAACGCCACTAAAACCACGAATACATCCTGTAAACGATGTTGTTCCAATTCCTGTATAAGTAATAATCTCATTATCAATTTTTAACAATCCATACTTACTTGGATATCCTTTTGTCGAATCTACAAAAATTGTATCTGAATATGATTCAGTATTTGTTGATAATCCAGTATATTCTGTAAGTGCAGCACCAACATATGTTTGTAACTTAGTATATCTGTCAAGATTCTCGGCAATATTAATTGATCCACCTTGATATTCTTGAGAGATATAATATTGTTTCATAAAATCCACAAAAAGTGGACTTTCTGACTGTACAAACTCAGGTAACTGATTTTCAATTACCTGATTGATTTCGACTCTTTGTATTGAGGTATCTATCATTAATATCCGTATCCAGAACTAGAAGATGATGAAGATGTACTTGAACTTGAAGAGTTTGAAGAACTCATAGTTGAACCTGAGTAAGTTCCTCCACTTGTAGTCGTGGTTGCTGTTGAAGAAGCCGTTGAGGGTAGAATTGCAGCAGCTGTTGAAACTGGAGAACTTGATTTTCTTATGAAGGTTGGTGTATAGTAACTGTGAGTATGAACAAATCTTGATCCAGATGTATTTTCACCTGATGATATTAAATCTTGAACCATATTAATTGTTGTATTTGTCATATCAAACTTAATATACAAATCACGAAGTCCTACAATATCATTTGAGTGAGGTATTGCTTGAATTTCTACCACACCATTCGCAATGGTTGTTGAAAGTATATTTACAGTATCTATAAGAACTTCACCAGTCATATAATCAACAGTTCCAGCATTTTTCTTCACAATACTTGGAGATCCACCCTCAGTATATGTAAAGAAGAAAATTCTACCTTTTTCACGATTAATTACTTCATCTGCAAGATAAACAGTGCCTATAACACCATCAATCGTAAATCCAGTTGATACCACATTGTATGAACTCTCTTGAGTGTGGAATCGATTACCATAACAAACCTCATATTGAGCAAATTGACCTAAAACTGCTTTTAAATTACGTCGAATCGTGACAAGAGAAATATTTGATGTGATTGATGAATCAACACTATCAATAAGTGATACAGCCTTACTATATTTAAATCTACCACCAAATTTGTTGACATCTATTGAACGTGAATACTGTGTGAGAGCATTTGAGATGCTAGTTTTCAAATTTTCTGGATCATCATTCAAACTTGGATTATAATATGGGTTTGCCTGTAACTCGACATACAAATATTTTAAATCTATAAATTCTGGTACAATACCAGCGACTGCATAACTTTTTAATCTTTGTATCAACTCTCTTTTTGTCTCATCTGATAAAAAATCACCATTTCGAGGTTTTACGGACATAAAAACCTTTCCAAAACGAGGAGGACTCATTTCTTCACCACCAAAAGCGGTTACAGACTCAACATTTGGATAAATGTAACCTAAAACTGCTTCATAATCAGATGCCGTGACTGCACGATACTGAGAAGAGTAAATTCGAGGTGCATAATACTTGATTGATGATATAGATTCAATTTCATCACCATCTCTTGACTTTTCATCAGTTGTAATTAATGAAACTAAAGATGCATCTATAGCAGCACCATCCTGATTTGTTATATTTCCTACAAAACTGAATTCTGAAGCACCATTTCCATCTCTTCCATCAGTTACAATATATGAAACATCAATAAAGTTGTTATTTGATAATTTTTTACCAATTACATTGTCTCCAAAAATTAATTCATATCTTTCATCTTCAATTTCTTGTAAAAGATAAGAAGCTGCGGTTGAAGTGATTCCTACAATGTTATCAATTTGTTGATATGTAACACTTGATGATGAAGATTCAGATGGAAACACCTTTACCTTAATTGTTGACGTATCGATAAATGAATTATCTAAAATATACTTTTGACTTGCTAAAGATGTATCAACTGTAAAACTTTCAGTAACATAAGTTCCTTCAGATATCTGTACTTCACTAAAATCAGCAACTCCATTGGTAACAGGAACTGTAATATCCTCTGGAATTGAAAATATGTAATTTGTATTCTGTCCAGCACCATTACAGATCAATCCAGCATTTAATGTAAGAGTTGATGTGTCCTCAAGACCAGAAACGGTAAAAGATATCTTTGCTCTTGCAGCTTTACGAGATCGAGGAACGTATCCAATGTTTCTGGCAAGTGCAACAACGTTTTCTCGAAGTGTAGAGGAGTCAAGAAAACACTCATTCGCTGCCATATTAGTATTATATGCAGTAATGTATGTATTATATGCCAATGCATCAATAATTATTGAAAGGTTAGACCCTTCAAAGTCATAATCAGTGAAATTTGTGTTTGCCCTCAGATAATCTCTGATAGACTGTTTTATTTCATCAAAATCTAAATTTACATATTGACCGAAAGCCATTATACTCTAGCTGGTTGTAGGATAATTTCGACTGTTTGTGTTGGAACTGAAAGTCCAGTGATATCATATTGAACTAAGCAGTTCATTTCGTTTGAATCTGGATATACAGTCGCTGTTGCGACCACATTATCAATTCTTGGTTCATATCGATTTAAAGATGACGTGATTTCATCTGAAATACGAATTTCATTCAAACTCGTACTTAATTCAAACAAAGCATCACTTACAATTGATCCAAATGTCGGATCAAACGGTTTTTCACCAAGAATTGTAAAAACTATATTCTTTACAGATCTTTTAATAGCGTCTTCATTACGAATTGCAACCACATCATTCGTCACAGGATGACGTTTGAAGGATAAATTAATATCTTTGAATGCCCTAGAAGCCACTATTTAC